TCCGTTTCAAGGCCATAAGATGGAAATCTTTGGTCCTTGTAAACCGGATAGGGGGCTCTTGCTTGGGTATTTTAGTTCTCCTAACTACCCTATAGTCAACACTTATGCTGGCTATACCAATGTATCTGAACCTCAAAATCCATATGATCCCACAGATCAGGGCCTTACTACGGCGCGTTCCTTAGCATCCGGGAAATTCTATATGAAGGCTTCGCAAGCCCTCACGAAATTCCAGGGTGGCGTCTGGCTCGGTGAGCTAGACGATTTACTAAGGATGTTAAGAAACCCAGCGGCTGGTATATTTGGCCTTCTTGAGAATTACGTTAATCGTTCCAATAAGATTAGAAGGAACATTCGTATTCCCAGGAAAACAGCCAGACAGGCCATCGCTGAGTCATGGTTAGAGACCGCTTTTGGTTGGAGGCAACTCCATAACGACATCGTAGATGCCGCTAATGCATATACTGCTTTCTTAGGGAAACCTAAGGTAGAGTATATACATGCCAGCGCCGAGTCAGATTATGACTTCGGTGGTTGGAAAGTCGACTCACACGCCTTTAACTATATCTGGTATAAAGGCTATCGGTGGGATCGACAACACCATAAGGTGATTTACCGTGGTGTTATTAAGCACAGCACGTTCGGTGGTGCATTAGGTAATGCACTCGACCTTGTTGGCTTAAATGTTCCACAGTGGGTTCCAACTCTTTGGAATCTCTTACCATATTCGTTTGTAATTGACTATTTCGTCAATATAAACGAGATCTTAACTGCGGCTACATTCCCACGATCTGCGATAGCTTGGGCACAGGAAACTGTGGTCAGCCATCGTAACGTGAGCGTGATTAGCTCGCTGGACCAGGCAACTACTCGTGCCAAGGCTACGTGGTTCACCATCACGTATCTTGACGGGGGTACTTCCCAGTTCAGCTACCGTACGAAGAAGGTAACAAGATCGGCTATCGCAGCGCCACCTGTTCCTCAGCTCGTAATAAACGACGGGCTAAGTGACAACGTGACGCGACAATTCAATGTTTTAGCATTGATTGCAAAAGCGAGAGCCTAACTTTAACCATTCTTAGGTGTATACTGATATGATCAGTCCTTCATCCCCAATAACGGGTGGTGCCCAAACTGGCTTAACGAGTCCGACATATACTTTTGTGACGGATCTCGCGCCAGAGCCGAACGGTAAGCAGATCGCAATCACTGCGGTTGGTGGCACCCAAACAGGTGTCACTACGCATACTGCGTCTTCCCCGTTCGTCATTAACTTTGTCCGGCCTAAGTTGCTGGCTTCCCAGCCGACGGTCAATCCCACTACGGGGTTGTTCCGTCAGCGTCCTCGCAAGAATATTTATAAAATTCTTGCGCTCAAGGGTATGACTCCTGGCGCCAACCAAGCGGTTGAAGTCGGGAGCGTACGCGTTGAGATATCAGTTCCTGCCGGCTGTGAATCGTATGATTCAGCCAACATCCGTGCCATGTTGTCTGCAGCTATTGGTTATATCAACCAATTGTCTGCAGGCATCGGTGACACTGCTGTAAGCGGGATTGCCTGATAGAGGGGTGGTAGTTTGACACTACCATAAAACCATGCAAAATAGGAGAACGAGGTTATGGGTACTTATCCTGACGCTCTTTATCTTGACCTACTTGAGGATCTCAGACCCTATATATCTTCTAGAGGATTGGGTACTCTCCAAAGTGGAGCATCTATCCAATTCACTAGCGCAGATATCCCACCAACGCCTCAATATGAGACGGTAGCTTCAGTTCGACTTCTTGAGTCGATCTTTAAGAAGCTTAAGGTGGCAACACCCGAAGCGGCCAAACAGGTCGCGGTCGATGCATTCGTGAAAGCGAATGATAGGTGTGCGAAGATCAATGCTTCGCAGGGGCCTGGTTTCTTACCTGAAGAGGATGGACACATCGGCTTATCGCCGATGTGTCCCGCCATAGTCGATGAAGCCATCAACGTATTTACGAGATGGACCACCGACGCAACAGGTAGCAGAATCACCGTATCCGGAACATTGGATCGGATTTCTGTGGGACCAGGTGCAGCAATTGGAGCTAGTGGCGGAAGTTTTTATCATAAAGCTTTCGCCTCTACTCTGACTGCTACTTCTGAGACTCTCGTCGAGTTTTACAAACTCTTTGTAAACGCTCGGCCGTCTGAAATTGGGATCTGGAGGGACGCTGAAGAACAGCGCTCCAATCAGTTTCGCCCGTTTCAGATTGTGAGAGGATCCAGACAGTCTGTTGTCGATAAAAACGTAACGACAGGCCGCGTTATATGCACAGAACCCTCGCTGAATATGATGTTTCAGCAGGGGGTCAGTTCACAAATAGAGGACATACTGGAGAGTGAGGTACATCTAAACCTCGCCACTCAGCAGTCCTTTAACCGTGAATTGGCTAAGAAAGGAAGTTGTGATGGGTCTTTCTCAACGATTGACCTAAAATCAGCATCCGATCTGATCTCTATTCGCTTAGTAGACGCTTTTTGTTCAGGTAATCCTGAACTGAAGTGGCTACTTCACGTTTTGAGATCCCCCGAAACCCAGATTCCTGGGGTCGGGTGGGCTAAGTTGCATATGGTGTCCACTATGGGAAATGGTTTTACCTTTTCCCTTATGACACTTATCTTAAGCGCACTTGTCATCTCTGTTTATCGGTACCTTGGGATTCCAATTCGGAAGAACCGAGGCCGATTTGTCGGAAACTTCGGAGTATTCGGTGATGATATCATTGTCACCGACAAAGCCACCCGTCTAATGATGGATGTGCTAGTGTACTCTGGATTTCTCGTCAACAGGGATAAAAGTTACGTGGAAGGTTACTTCCGCGAATCTTGTGGTGGCGACTTTTACCAAGGCCGCCCCGTTAAGGGTGTTTATGTTAAGACTCTTAACAGTCCGCAAGATTATGTATCTTTGATTAACGGATTAATCGATTGGAGTGCCCGTACGGGCATTCTTCTCGATCGTACCGTTAGCCGACTATTAAGTGCAAGGGGTTTTCAAACAAACTCCATACCCGTCGTTCCGCCTTTTGACGGATCAACGGCAGGTATTCGAGCTCCACTTTTTGTGGCTCTTGCATTAAACTCGGCTAGATACATGGTAGGGCCTAGCGGTGCTACAGTGATTCGTTACAATCGTTACGAGTCTCTGTCCGCCGGCTACCGAGTGGATGATTCCCTTCATCCATTTCGGAAGCGTCTTTTCCATGTTAAGAGAGGTTATGACCTCATATATAACCAAAATGGTGTCATAATCTCATCTCTTCAAGGATGCATACGACAGGGTATCTTATCGGTTCGACTTGATCGGATCGAATATAGATACACCTTTGGCCAAACACCCGTTTGGGATTTATTCCCAGACGAAGATTGGCCACTGTCAACGCAACCGCGTATGACGGATCCTACCGGAGCGGTGACTGTAAATTCATCACCGCAAAGGTTCGAGGCTTGGGAAGCCTCGTGCGCCTACTATCTCCTTTGGGGAAGATAGTGGGACCAACCGGCTAGGATGGTCG